TGCTTAACTTAATGTAATATTTGCCATTGAGTTGGTATTACCAAATCCAATACCAATACTTTCATAAGCTGCAAAACTGATAATATTTTTCTTCTTTTCGATCCAGAATTTAGTATCGTTAAGGATCAAGAATTGTCCCATGAAATCTTGATGTGTAAAGATATAGATCTTTCCATCAAGCAGAGCACTTCCAGCTGTGTTGTTAACTTTGTTAGATACAACTAAACGTCTACCAAACAACGTAGAGTAGGTGTACCCATTAATAACAGTTTCGGATCCGATGGAATCACCAACAGTTGTGGCATCCCATAAGAATAGTCTGTTAAACATAGTTGCATCCATTAAGATGATATCTGAGCGGAGTTCATTTCCGTCTAAGAAATCAAACAGGATTTTAAAACTTGATTTTTTGATACTTGTGTCTGTTTCATAGGTCTGAGCAGATGTATTGCTTGATGTAACAATAGCTGCATCTACCTGAGCTATGAAGGACTCATCTTCAATTTTTTGAATATCTAAAACGCTGTTCTTTTCTATAACCTCTGTTAGAGGCATATCATAGGCAAGAAGTTCTTCTTCAGTTTTCTGAAAGTCTTCTGAACTTATCATATAGAAAGGAATTTCATAGCGTTCGCCTTCGATGTAATTTCCAGTTGGTTGCCCACGGAAATTAACTGTCATGGCTTTGCTATCAGGTTCGATATCCACAATTTTTACAAGACCATCGTGCTGTACTGAACGTTGTAAGTCGGCTTTCGTTACATACTGAGGTTGTACAATTTTCCTCGCGAAAGATACTTCACGCAGTTTCACACGAACAAACGCAGATCCCTCTTGCGCTATCTTGTTAAGTCCTTCTGGAGAGTTCAGTTTTTGAACGAAAAGTTCATTAATTGTACTAGCTGAAACGTTTTCCATTCTAGTATTCTCCTAAGATTAAACAGTTGTGAATTCAATAACTGTGTGAGTACTTCCTAAATGTGTAATAGAGTGACTTGCTTTGGTACAATACGCGACGATGTAATCTGAGTTGGCTGTTCCAACACCTAATGTTCCATCATCTAATACCGCTAATGCGTTACCTACTGCTGGTGCTCCTGTGAATTGATCTGTTAACGCTCTAAAACTACCCCAAATGATAGTTAGATTCCCTGTAATACCTACATCAGGACTCCAACTTCCAACAGTTCCATCACGATAACTCTCAGTCCACACAGGACCTACGGCATACTCACCGGAAGTAGTGACATAGTCAACTGTTCCAGTTTCTTGTTTAACCCAGGTTCCTGTAACTCCAGACGCAATAAGAGACGTACTACCAGTAAAATCTTGACGGTTCAATAGATTTAAATTCGTCAATACTCGTAACATGCTTTTTGTTCTCCATTGTTTATAAGAGTAACTCGATTAATTAATGTTAAGCTATAATAATGCTTAACTTTTATGTTTTTTGTTTTATAGTTTATAGTTTACGTATCTTCCAGTAACATCCTGGTAAGAGGATCAAGTGTTCCATCATCCTGTAGATTTTCGCTTAATGAAAATCCAAGTGAATCAGAAACAGTATGAAACTCAGCAGCTTTTTCCATAACAGATAATTCATCAACGGTTTTTTCTTTAAGCTGCTGATGTAGTGTTTCTATATTTTCTGCGGAAACTGCTCCTTGTTTATACAATTTAAAAACAAGATTTGTACGGGTATTGAGATTATTAATTTCACCCCGAAGCTCATCATTTTCTTCTTGTAAAGATCTTATAGCTTCTGCCGCTTGTTTTTGTAATACAGGAGTCATTATATCTTCCGTCTAAGTTATTCTTGGTCTGCTTCAGCAGCTAATTTAGCCATTTCTGTAGAAAATGATCTTGCCATAATTTGTCCAGCTTCAATATATTCTGCAACTTTTTCTTGTTGCGCCTGAACTTCCATGTCATGATCGATAAGGTATCCTGCCAACTCTGCGACATCATCTTCGGTATAATCTTCACCGTGATCTTTTGTAAGCATTTCGTCGGCTACAGTAGCGTATTTAGCTAATACTTCTACTTCTTGTTCTGTTGCTTCTTCAGCTGTTTTTCCTTCTTCAGCTTCTTCTGCTTCTTTGACCATTTGGTCATGAATTGCTAATAGGCTCATATTTGTTATTCTCCAAAATAACGGTTATGTAAAGTAGTTATTATTTTAACTACGGAGCTGTCAGTGTCTTCTTCGGCAACTTTTTCAGACCCAGAATTCTCATCTGTGTCATTGTAATCTTCAGCTGCCATCTTATTCAATTCAGCAACAAAAGATC